TTTAAATATATATCAATTGCTTTAAGTGCCTTAGTACGAAACTCCTCAATAGTTACTACATTAATAACCACAAATCTCTTCGTATCAATATCTCTACTCTCTAAAAGTGACCGAGTAATACTACTCTCAGTATCAAAATAGAGAACATAAGCATCGGGGTTAGTATCAAGAAAGTTCTTAGCAACGGCGAGAGCGAAAAAAGTCTTTCCAGTACTAGACTCTCCAGCAATTGCAGTGATCTTATTACTAGATACCCCACCAAATATGCTACCTGATACAAGTCCGTTAAAAACCAACGAACCCGTATCAATAAATTGTTCACTGTCTGATATATCGGATGCGAGTTGGGTGTAGTCATCTCCAATTTCTTTTACAATGTCCTTTAAAAAATCCATTTCAAATTCCTAATAATTTACGTTGCCTCTCAAAGTATCCGTGGAGGATCCAAGAACTACTGTTCATCTTATCATCTCCACCAACACCCCAAACAAACTCAACACGGGGATTGTCACCATACTTATCATACTCTGGTGTATTCATTTTACCACGATCTCCGCCATTTGCAAAGACCACAGTTTCTGCAATATCTAAACACTTCTCAATAGCACCACAAGCAGAACCTAATTCATCATCCTCCCAAGATACAACAGCATCTACCATATCAAGATGCCTTATTATTTCAGCACGTTCTTTCCAAGATAGAAAATACTGTCCTTTCTTTTTTGTTAACCACTCTTCTGTGTTAATACCAACTACCAAATAATTAGAGAGATCTTTTGCTCTCTCAAAGTATCGTATATGACCACTGTGGATTGGATCAAACCCACCAGTAACAAGACTCAATTTTTCAAAAAACATTAGATCACCATACCATGAGATTCACGTAAAATTTTCTTATATGGGCCGCCAGGATTCATATCTCTAGTCTCTTTAACTAACTTAAGTTTTTGAAGTAATGCGGTGTCTCCACCCAAATACAATGCACTAATAATTGTTGACAATTCCTTGTCATTTACAGGTAAGTCCATTTAAGTAAAAAAAGATTCGAGGTTTGCAGTTTTCTCAACACTCCAACCAATCGCATCAAGGATTGCTTTGAGTGGTTCCAGAAAAGATTTTTCAAATTGTAGATCGTAATCAATATACTTGGTAATTCCAATCTCATGAGGAAAGTCCTGAATGAAAGAAATAATATTCTCGTGAATAATATTTGGTTTCTTCAGATAGCAGAACTTAATCTTTTCACCGTTCTGGATGAGTGAGTACTTATTATCTAACTTATGTTGTTTGACATAATGGTTGAATAACAATGCACCCCGTATATGTATAGGAGTTCCTTTTGCATATATTGTAGAATGTGCTGAATACTTAGTAACATTAGTTGCAGAACGTGGAAATGAAATCTCCTCTGGTGGGAGTTTCTTAAACTTAGCACGACAATCCTCAATGTAACTAATAACATCATCTTCACTTCCACTCATTATTATCTTAAGAGCATCTTTAATCATTGCTCTACAAGGTGCAGGTGTTGAAGATTTAACTGCCTCAATACCCATCATCTTTAATTTGGGTTCTTCATATCTAACTCCTTCACTATCCCATACGTTAAGGATATATCTTTTCTTGGCAGTCCATATACCCCTATCAGCAATATTCTCTCGTGCCATAACCATCTTCTGGTCATATGCATTTACGTAGTTGGCCAATTCTTGGTAAGAACTTTCAATAAAAGGCTCAAATTCCATTTCACAGACCGTATTAAGGAACGTGACAATGCCCTCATTAGTTTTCTCTCTCCCCTCGTATACACGTTCAACCAAAGGGCCCAAATTAAGATAAATGGAATCGGTATCAGAAGCAATAACATAATCAATGTCCTCCGTCTTTAAAATTTTATTAATCTTCTGGTTCATTTTATTCTCTATCCATCGAATAGAGACTTGCCCAGACATAGTGATTGCTTCGGCATTAGCAAGTTTGTAATACCTAAAGTACTGATTACCAATAGCACCATAAGCACTATTAAGAGCAATCTTCTTTGCCATCTGAATATTATTACACCTTGCTATCTCTTTTGTAAGAGAAACTGATGGTGTTTTCTCATAATCCTTCTTTGCCTGTATCATCCTCTTCTTAAAAACCACTCTATCCCCATACATCTTATCCATCAACTCTGGTAGAAATCCCCTTACATCTTTTCTATACTGTGCTCCATTTGCACAAGTCGCATACTCAGAATCAAAGTCATCTATTTCCTCATTTAAGATCCTTTCAACACTTGCGCGGGGATGTCTAGTCTCCCAGAGGGTTTCTGGACTGATATTGTACTGCATAATAAGATGAGGGTACAAGCTATTAAGGTCAAAAGAGACCACCCAATCATAGCGTCCTGGTTTCGGTTCCTTGACATAAGCCCCCGCGTACTTTTCGTTCTTTTGTGATCTATTTTTTGGAGGAATAACAATATCCCTCTTCTTCAAATAGTTATAAATTATCGTATCCCACATCCGCACCTGATAGAACACATCGTTGTAATTGACCTTAGCATCATATGCCATAGTCAATGCAAGTTCAATCAGTTTCATCTTGTCTTCCAAACGGTCAACAAGTTCCACGTCAATTATATTATACTCAATAAACTTTTGCCAACCCTTTGTATAGAAGTCCTTAAAAGTCTCATACTCACTGTGATCTAGTTTCTTTTGACCAAGTTCTACACTAGCAATATAGTCCAACCTATATGACTCTTGTGCTTTATAAGTAAACTTCTTATAAAGATCCATATAATCAAGTTGAGTTACACCACCCACATCAAATGTAGTATGAGTTCTTCCCATAATATGAACTTCACCTTCAGAGACAAGTCCCCAAGGCGAAAACCTCTTCATTAATTTCTCACCCAGAACCCTATTAAGACGCTTACAAATATAAGGTATATCATATAACTGTATGTTCCATCCAGTAATAACATCTGGAACATCCTGCATCCAATAGTTAATAAACGAACTCAGAAGAGCATGTTCCGATACACAATGATGATAGGTTAAATCTTTCCTATTATGCGTAAAGGGCTTAACTCCCCAAGTAACGATCTGCTTAGTTGTATAGTCCTGTATTGTGATTGCAAGTATCTCTTCCACGCACGATTCAACATCTGGGAACCCCTGCTCAGACGCAACTTCAATATCCAAACTAATAAGTTTAATTTTAGATATGTCAAACTTGATTTCATCTTCAGGGTATTTCTCTGAAATGTATTGATAGATGTACCTATCATTACCATATATGTCGAACCCCTCAACCCCATCATATCTCTTATAAAAGTCCCTACAATCTCTAACTGTTCCTGGATGAATCGCTTCAACTACTTCTCCATTCAACGTTTTATATTTAGTCTTCTTTTTAGACTTAACAAATAACGTTGGGAAAAATTCATCCCTATGTTCGTACCTTCTACCATTCTCAACACCACGAACCAAAAACTGGTTCCCGATCAATTGCACATTAGTGTAGAACTTCATTTAGGTGGAGTAGGTGGAGCGTGTAGAGTGGGCTTAAGAAGTCTTTCATATTTCTCAAGTAGAGTTGGTTTTGGATCTACAAGAGTTAAGATCTTATCTGATGATAGCATAAATTCGTTCTGATTGGTACAGTCTACCAACCAAGGAGACAAAGTATCCTGTTCTCCTAAAACAAATGGTTCTGTCAATTTACAGTCAGGTTCACCTGGAACTGCTGCTGGCATTTCCTCAATCTGTGAGACCAACTTTAGATTGTTCGTCAGAATCAGAAGTTGAATCGGTTTCTTGTCCATTGTTTAATACATCCTTTTCGTATAATTCTTGAATTTGTTCTACAGGAGTTACCATACTAACAACCCAATCAGTACTGAGAGGAATTGATTTCTCTCTTGCTAAAGGTTGCCACGGATACATTGACACAGATAAATCTGAAGTCTTATGAGATGATGCTGACAACTCTTCCTCTGTAGGTACTCCTGTGGTTTTAAGTTTTACTACAACTGGTTTTGTAAGAAAATAACCAATCACTTGTTGATCGGCATTAACCATCTCTTGCACATCGGCAATGATATCTTCCCCAGACTTTAGCA